AGTGATAATATCTGTAAAGCATTATTAGTGCCTGTTGCGGTAATAATTGGAGTAGCATTAAAGAACTCAATCCCACTACCCCCACTAATACTATTAGCTGCCCCGTTTACCCAATCTGTACCATTGTATTTAAGTATCTGGTCAACAACAGGTGTAGCAATAATTACATCTGTAAGCGAATCAAGTGCCGAGTTCATTGTTGTAGCGTTACCAACAGAAGTTATTGCACCTGTTAGGTCAGCGTTAGTCACTACAGTAGCGGCATTGCCTACTGAAGTTACCCCACCTGTTAAGTTAGCGTTAGTAGTTACAGTTCCAGCTGTTAGCCCTGAAGCTGTACCTGTGATATTAGTGCCTACAAACGCTGCTGGTGTGCCTAAACCAATTGCATTGCCTGATGCATCTAACCACACACCCTTTTCAGAAGGATAGGTTACAAAAACATCTTGTGTACCAGAAGAGAAGTCTACAGGGGTTACTGCACTACCAGATATAGGTGTAGTTCTAGCTAGTGTAGTACCTGAAAGTGTGTATGTTCCAATACCAACTTCCCAGTTCGGTCCCCCTTGGTCTGCAATACAGTAGTAGCATGTATTAGTATCACCGATAACGGAAAAAGCCTGATAGCCTGTGGAGGCTCCAAGCAGTGTTACCGTGCCAGTACCGGGCGAAGTAGCCGTTTCTTTGACCCTATCCCGTAAGACTAACGCCATTTGTGGCTCCTAATTAAGCAGCTGTTGCAGCGTATGTAACAGAAAGCGTATCGCCTGAAGTTACAATCTTATTACCGGCTGTAAAGTCACCAGCACTGAATAGTGTACCTGTTGTATCGTCTTTAGTAGCTGAACCGCCAATGTTTATAAAGCAACCCGCTACCGTACCTGCGCCTGTCATTGCGAATACCACTGCGGCTGATGTAGTTACAACACCACCTGATGCGGCACCGAATGTTGGAGTTTTACGAGTACCTGTGTATGTCGGAGCATTAGCGCCACCAACTTCATCCCAAGTAACGTGAGAGGCTTGTGTATCAGCGATATCAGCTGTACCTACACCTTTTAAGCCCATTACTACTGCACCTGCGGCACTGTTACCAAGAATAGTATCCATTGTTAGGTTTTTACCCACAGTAGTTACTAAGTTCTCAATATCAGCTACCCATTTTAAAGCACCGTCTGAACCGTGGCACTCAATGTGATAGCTACCATCTAAGGTCATTGATTCGTTATGTGATGCCCCACGAGCTACAGTAGCATCGCAAGTATCCATTGTTTTTACGCTTTCGTTAAAGTCCATGTTTTACTCCTAAAATCTAATAATGGCTGATGTTGCTGATGCCGTTGGAAATGTAATGGTAAATCCTGTTACTGGGTTTGGCACTTTATCAGAACCAAAATCTAATATAGCTACTGCAGCACCTGTTGTACTATTATAAATCAATGCTCCACGAGTGGTAAAACTAGCAGGATTCCAGTTTACATTAGCAAATGATATCCATGCTGTTCCATTACTGCTTGCAGGCACTGTTGGAGTTAATATTTCACCGCCTGCTGTATATCCAGTACCAATAATCTCACCAACAGTTGTATATACTAGCGTATCCGCATTTAGTGAGGCTGTGGCTTCATATAATGCAATCTTGTACACATATGTTGTGCCAGTGTTAAAGTTCTCTAGGGCGCTTAACATGTTCGTTTTGAACACGGTGCATTGAGTCTGTACGATAGCCATTATGGATTAACCTTAATTTTAGCCTGACCTTCACGGTAACTATCACCACGTTCAAGTCCAGTACCCAATCTATTAAGTTGTGACATAGCTTCTTCATACATTTTCTGATAGTAAGCTACCATATCTGCTTCACCTTTCATAAAGATGATAGCTTCACGCATAGCACCATAAAATAATACTGGGTCGTAATTATCACCAAGCCAGCTAGTGCCAGCTGTATTATTAACTGTAGTTACTGTAGCTGTAAATAATGTACCTGCACCGCCAATATAGCTATTATTTACAGTTATTACATCACCAACTACATATAATGACCCACCTTCAATAATAGTAATATCAGTAACACCACCACCTGAAACTATAATATTAGCAGTAGCATAAGTGCCTGAACCACCACTAATAGAAACATTGAAGTAACTACCATTGTTATATCCAGTACCCGGAGCAGTAATAGTAATTTCTGTAATAACTCTTTGAACTATTGATACTGGGTAATAAAAGTAATGAAGCTCCATACTATATGCTAAATCTGGTGTAGGAGCCATTATTAATGATAGCTCATTTGAATTACTATATTGTGGTCCAAATAAAGCGTAGTACTTAGGCTCTCCTGTTGCATTAGGATTTGGATATGACTCACGTAAGAAATTCACATCTTTGTTTAATAGATATTTGTACTCACCTGCAGTATCTATAACTGCAAGTGAGAAGTTAGCTAACCAATCATCAGGAAGTGAAACATATTTATTGTTTATAGTCATCGTTCCTGTTACGTTTTTACGCAATGCAGAAATTTGAACTGAATTATAAATACGTCTTTCTGTTTCTTTAATGAACGTAGGAATACTCGCTACGAAAAGAGACTCAGTGTTCTCTGCGTAGTTTTGTATTGCTTGGCTAAGTTCTATGTAGTTCATTACGCCATAGGCCCACGAGCACGAATACCTTTAGTAGCACATCCATTACCACGGGTAACGATACCTTCTTTCTCTACAAAAGCTTTTTTACCACCAATACTTACATCCATAGCTTGAGTTTCTGGACCAATTTCTTGAGCAGAACGAGTGTTAGGGTCTACGTTTCTATTATCATTATCAGCCATGATTATTATCCTTTGTTTTGTGCTGCAATTTTAGCCAAGCCACGACCTAGCTTTTTCATGTCAGCATTAGTTTTGCCACCTTTACTACCAGTAGCTTTAGGACCAGTCTCAATACCTACTTTAGGACCGTCATTAGGAAAAACTTGAACGTCTGTTTTGCCTCTTTTTGCTACGCCATCAGCACTTGATTTATAAGCCATTTTAATACTCCTTAATTAATTGTAACTGTACCCACATAACCGATTGCAAGCAAGGCATTCGGTGTTAAACCATCATCTCTTGAACCACCTACAGGATTCCAACTCCATTGAAACACTCTGCTACCACCTTCTGGATAACCAAAAGCATCTTGTGCATTAGTATTGTTATCTACAATTTGCAATCCACTTTGACCTGATACTAAGTAACTTACATCTGGTCTTGGATTTCTAACAGCCTGTGGGTCGTTAACTGGATACATACCCAATTGCAATTGCGGTTGGTCAGGATTCCAGCATTCAGGACAAGCTAATATGTTAGTTATCTTAGTCTTAATTGTTAAAGGTTTTAATTGCTTTAACTTATATCTTTGTCCACAAATATCGCATTCTGCAATGCTGTGTTTAGCTGATGCAAAATTAGATGCCATATTTACCTCGTGTATGACATATTACGTGGCACTATTCGCAATGGTGCTTTTTCTCTATCTTCTTGAGCGGCTAAATCAAACTGTTCGTTATAGTCTGCTTTTAGTGTCATGCTTCTGTTTGGGTCTACACCTACAAGTTTCATGCTTAGATAGTACGCTAATCCTGCCACCATAGCCGGTATAAAGCGAAATGGAATATCTTGGACATAAACCCCTGACCCTGCATCTTGAATACGTCTTAGGCGGTAATACACGAATGTATACTGGTCACCCGGTGCGTTAGGTGTAGGCCATATATTAATTGATGGTAAATTCTGTATGGTAAGAACAGCACTTACTGCATGAGTAGTTGCTGTTGTTCCGTTTTGTCCACGAGCGCAATTAATTAGCTGATTGCCAGATACATTAGGATAGCTGATTGTTTCACTACCTATTTGAATAAAACCAGCTGTTGCTAAGTTTGATGCATTGCTTACTGTAATCGTAGTATCTGTAGCTGAAACTGTTGATGCAACAGTAACAGCCGATACTGATGACTGTCCTGACTGGCGATTAATCCACACTTGGATAGGTCTGCCTTGCGTTAATTTGTTAGGGATAGTCATATATGTTGGTTCTGATATACGACTAATGGTAATGTCTATTTGATTAGTTGTGCCGTTGTTCTGACGGATAGTGCTATCCATTAAATCAATAGTATCTACTGGCAAAGGATAAATAGCTTGACCAGTAACCAATGGTATCTGACCCTGCTCTACTGTCCATAGGTTTATACCTTTATTTGCCCACTCAATTGTAAGCAAGTTAAGGCTTCTACGGGCTGTACGAAAATCATACCCAGTACGAAGTTCAGCACCACAACGCTCAAAACTTTCCTCTATTAAATCATTAATATCAAGGTTAAACGTACTGGTGCCTGTTGTACTCATTTAGTTTCCTTTGGTACTGCTCCGCCTTGTGAGTATATAGCTACATCTTGAGGCTTATCTTTACGTTTAATAATCTTTTTAGTTGGCATTTTACTTGGTAGGATGCACCCCATCCCTCTACTTGGTCTCATTTTATATGCCCCCTTGTCTTTCCACGCTGTGCTATGCCATCAGCCCTGCTTGATGCTGTTACTTTACCGCCTTTTTTAAACTTATATTCGCCACCTACATTAATACTTGTATCACCGTATTTATTGTATCTAGCATTTGCATTTAAATCTAAGTTTTTACTGGCTTTGTAATTTGCACCTAACCCAGCATCTGAAAAGCCTTCTTTATCAAATCCAACATTGGCATTAACATCTAAATTATCACCAACATATTCACCGCCAATTTCTTTTCTATCAATGGATTTATCTTTCCAGCCTTTACCTTTAGTAGAATGACCAGACAACTTTCCACTAATACTTGATTTGTCCCCTAAATACTTTTTATAACCAACGTCAGCTGTAGTTGATGAAACATCACCAACTTTACCACTATTAATTAAATATTTAAGACCTTCATCATCTTTAGCCATAATTCTAGCGCATACGACCTTTAGTTTTACCACGTTGAGCAATACCATCACCTCTTGATGAAGCAGATGATTTAACTGTACCGCCTTTTTTCATGCTAGACATTGTAGGAAGAATAGTTGACACATTTGATGATGGTTCTGCTCTGGCATTTAATAATTTTTGTCTATTATAATCGGCATATATTGATTTTTGCTTATTAGCTTCATCTTCAACTGCTTGTGTTTGAGCTATAGTTAATCCAGTTTTATAATTCATGCCACCAACAGGATGAATTAATCCAGCAACATCAGTATATTTTTGTAATTGTGGATTAGATGAACCTATTGGGTCTAATAAAGAACGACCACCAGTTTTACCAGCATCTAATATTGGTCCAACTCCAGTCAATGCTCCAAGTAATCCTTTCATTATCTTATACTCCCTCTTGTCTTTCCACGTTGAGCTATGCCATCACCACGGCTTGAGGCTGAAGATTTAACTGAACCACCACGTTTCATGCCCATAGGGTTAGATGTACTAAATCTAGAGTTATCAGATGCAGGTCTTGCAGGTGCATTATATGAACGCTCTTCAACTGGTGCTGGTTTAGTAAAGCCCATATCTGCACCAACGACTTCTGGGTTTGTTCTGTCTACTGAACCAAAGTTTCCTACGGACGGTGTATCTACATCCGGTGTTTCTACACTAATCTTTTCTTTAGTTACTTTAGTAGGTGTTGGTTTAACAGTCTTTTTAGTGTTAGGTTTATAGTTAGCAATAAGAGCCTCATTATCTTTCATCCATTGAGGTTTATTAAGTCTATCTGCAGCTGCATAAGCATCTTTAAGTTTAGCCGCTCTTACAATTTCTTCAGACTCTTTTCTTTTTGCATATTTAGAATCTAAAGCTCGTTTACTAGCCTCAAATTTAGCTTCTTCTTTAGCTTTTTTATCCGCTTCTTTAGAAGCCTGATATTCTTTCCATATATCTCTAGCCATGATTACACCATCCTTCCTTTAGTTTTACCTTTAGTAGCGCAACCATCCGCACGAGATGAAGCTGTACCGCCATTAGCCATCTTTTTGATACTGCCGCCTTGTTTTTTATTTACAAGGCTTTTAAGGGCCTCTCCTAAAGTATCTAATGGACGATACTCTTCTTTATCTTGCTTGATTGCGCTATCGTACATTTGTTCTTTTTTAACAAAAGCTTCAGGGTCTTTTTTGTACTCATTAGATAACTGCTTATCCTCTACTTGTTTCTTGGTAGGCAAAACAGCTTTAGGATATTTTTTATCATGGGCTTCTTTTTCATAGTCGCCAGTAGTCTTCCATTTTGCATTTGCAAAATCCTTATGAGATTTATCTAATGCAGTAGCCATTATACAAACCTTCCTTTAGTCTTACCTTGAGTAGCAATGCCGTCAGCACGAAATGAAGCTGAACCACCTGATTTAAGCTTTAATGTAGTACCTTTTCCACCTGTATGCTCTTGTGCATCATGCTGGGCAAAAGCTTTTTTAATCATAGTTTTATCTTGCGCCATGTCCATACTTGTATCTTCGTTCATGTCTGATTTATTCATTGCAGTTCCTTTAGTTATGCCCCCATCTTTATGACCAATGTATTTGTTAAGACTAGCATTAGGCATTTGCATAGCACCATGATGTGTTTTTTGCTTGTTAATACTTGGGGGTTTTCCACCTTTTTTAAACGTCTTACCTTTATCTGCTTTAGCAAAATCCTTACCAACAGATTGTGGAACTCCAGCTTTTTTAG